CCGCCAGCAGTGCCATCCAGCACCGATGCGCTGCCAATCGTCACCGTCGTACCGCTTATGCTCAGTGCGCGAATCTGTGCTGCTGGTGTGGCTACGGTGTAGCTTGTAACCCAGCTAGAGCCGACTGCAATCAGGCCGCATCCATCGGCAAAGCTGCTGATGTTAGCGGATAGCGTGGCGGTTGCTGCTGTACCAACGGCAATAGATGTCCCGGTTATTGTTAGGCAAACGGCCTCTAACGCAGTTGACCCAGATGTGCAGGATACGACTAGTATTTGATCCATTGCAGATTTGATGGCGACATGTTTGCCGGTGACTGCTGATGATCTGATAGCAGTTACCGACCCAAAGGAGTTCGTCGTTTTGTTGTAAACAACACCGTATGAATAATTAGACCCGCCATTACCCAACAAAAACTCTCGGTCACTGTCAAGCGACACACATGCATCTACTGTGAGTAGATTCGTCGTCAACAACTGCGCCGATGCCCCAACCAGCTCGTTATTTTCAATCGTCCACACACCAGCAGCCGTGCTTTTGTCGGTCAGTGAGATGTGCGAAACAACACCAGCGAAAATGAAGCCAAGCAGCGTACCAGAGCTATTGAGCACGCGCACTGGGTAAGCGCCTTTGTTGTCGATGATGTGCAGCGGGCCGCCAAGGTTGCACGTTGTTGCATCAGGCAGTGTTACAGCTACACCGTAGCTTGCTGGCGTGATCTTGAGTAGTGTCGCTGTGCTGGTCAGTGTTGTGGCTGTTGTGGCGGTTGTGACATTGGAAACAGGATATGAAAGTGTATCCCGGAAAGCCAATGTGCCAAGCATCCCATTCGTGGGCACCTGATTTGCGTTCATTCCGATTAGATTTGCCATGATTTACATCCCTGCAAAAACGCGATGGGGGTTAGTCGGGAGTCGTGCGTTGCCTTCGGCATCGAGCAAGAAATACTTGCCCAGGTTCGAAAGTCCTGCTGCAACTTCTGGGTGTTCTGCTGCCAGTGCGATTGCTGTCTCTTTGAGCGAGATCGGAGTAATCAGATTGACGTGGATGTACTCGTTACCGTCCGGGTCGAGTAGCGGTGTTGTGACGGGCACAGGGCCAATTTCGGTATCTGTGACCTCGCCAGTCGGCACGTGGATCGGGCCGATGTAGTCCCAGCAGCCGCCTTGGGTTGCGTAGATGCGCCCGTCGTCTGTTTCAGCGATAGCGCCGAGGACTTTGCCGATATTTATCATCTCGGCGTAGTGGGCGGCGATTGTTCGGATGTAATAGATATTGTTCATGGGGTGCTCAGTGCGACAAGGGTGGCGTTTGCGAGGCGTTTGGGGTATCCGCGAACTGTGACAGATGATCCGATGACACGTTGCGTAGGCGTTGGAAGCGTTGCTGCTGTGTCGGTGACTACAGCGCCGCCGTTGATTGATGCGGCTATGTCGTTTACCTTCCATGTTGCTGCTACTGTGTATGTTGTGCCAGTGACAACACTACCAAGGGCGATAGCCGCTTGTGCAACGCCGCCGTCAGTCACAGTGAGCGTGAGCGTTCCTGATACAGATTCGAGCTTTATTTCTTCGTTCGCGGTAGTGTCGTTCCACTTTGCATAGACCTGCGTGCCGACGGCGTTTGCGATAAACCGTACAACAGATGTAAATTCATCCTGCCGATACCAACGACTGAAATTCCCCCCCGTCATCGTCGCAATGTCAGCAGCGCGGGTGACTTGCGCAGAGGTTGTTGACACGTAGCTCGTCGCAAACGCTCCAGCCTCAAGCTGTGCGCCCCAGATGTAGACGCCGGATGTTCCGTCGCCGGTGTAGGTCGATGTGTCACTTGCGTTTCGCAAATAAATGTCAAAGAATCCATTGCCTGTAAATCCACTTGTGAAGGTAATGGAACATCTATACCAACCACCCAAGAGCGTGGTTATAGTCCCGTAAGCATTCGACGCTGTTACTGCGGACAAGTCAAAATTGGTAGCAATACTTGTGTTTGTGTAAGCATTTAACGCCAGTTTTGTTCGTTCTCCAGCCTTTACATAAACAGAGAACGTGTAGGTTGTGCCACTTGTGGTCGACACAACGGCTTCGATAAAGTGAGTATTGCTTGCAGTAGTATCCTCAACCAGCTTATCAGCAGTGGATGTTCCATCCGGGGCAGTCGTTGCGTTAGCTGAAATACTGCTTCTAGCTTTCGTCCACGCCGCATTATCAAACTGCTCTGAGTACGTCAGCAAGTTAGTGCGCGACTCCTCAATCAGCAACCCCTTGCACGCCAGCGTCACCGGATCGTAGTCAATACGTGGCGCACCTGATGCCACCGTCTCAAGCAAACCTTTTTCGTTCGTCCGAGTCGCCGTGCTCGCCCGCGTGAACGTGATGCGAGGGTCAACGATTTTGCTGTTTGCAAAATCCAGATTAAGCGTTGGGCGAACGGTTGGAAGGTTGTTGGTCGTAAGTAAAATTGCCTCACTGGTAATGCCATTGACGATAACCCAGTTCGTTGTATCTGCGCTAGGGTCAGTCGTACCTGCACCCGCAGTTAACCGCCTGTATGTTTGACCGTTAGCAGGGCTGTAGCGTGCATTACCAATCGCGTAAGTGGTGCCAGATACCCATAATGTGGCCCCCGCGACTAAGGCACTGGCGGCAGCGGCTGTAGCTTGTGTTGTCGCTATACCAGCTTGCGTTGTGGCAAGTGCTACCTGTGCCGCAGCTAACGCAACTTGTGCCGCGCCGTTTGTCGTGGCCAACCCGGCTTGGGTGGTGGCTGTGGTGGCGTCAGCATCCACAGCAGTGACAAGCGCATCCAACTCAGTCTGATGCGTGCCTGCCATAAACACAGCCCACGCATACGCATCGGCGTTAAAAGTAGCGCTTCCTATTGGCGGGAATGTGGGGATTGGGGTTAGGGCCATAGTTAGATCATTCCTTTGACTGTCAGGTTTAAGCGGGTGTGTGTCGGCGACTCATATGACAGAGTTGCGCTGCCCAGGCCAAACACATTCAACCCTTCATAGTTAGTTGCTGTGCTTGCCACAAATGACACCGGCACATCTAGCACCTGCTGTATCGTTTGCAGAGCGTAGTTTGCTGACTCAAGTGGCAACACAACGCTTGCGCGCATTCCGGTTGCGGCGTTTCCGCGCTTGATAGTTACGCGCCCGGTGGTCTGGTCAGTCTGTATGCGGCTGTAGGTTATTGGCTCGACACTGGCACCGTATTGCGTGCCACCGTAGGCGCCGATGATGCTGCGCCAAAGGCCGAAATTGAGCATGCCCACAACCACGGTGCCTGTGCCGGTGACAGTTACGGTAAATTCAGGCGCGGGGCGCAGTGCAAAACCAGTTTCTATGATCTTGGATTTGGGGTTCTTGGGTCCGAAAAGGTACTCATACAGCCCCAGACTTTCGGCATATAGGCTGATAGTGCGCGTCTCTAGCGTGGTGCCGCCAGCAGTCGCTTTGTGGGTGATAGTCACCGACGTACCTGTTAGGCCATACATGCTGATCGCGTCAGCAAAGCCTGGTGCCACCACCATCGTTAACGGACTGGCAAGTGTTGATGGTGTGCTGACGTAGCTGTCAAAAGCTGCCCATTTGACAGTCGGCCCGTAGTCCTCCCAGTATGTCGTATCGTCTTCTGGCAGTGCCGTGCGTCCGGTATGCGCCAGGATGCATTTGTATTCGCGGTGTGTGCCGGTGCGAATGCGTTTGTCTCCCACCGCATAGGTGCCAGCTGATACCCACGTTGTTTCAGTTGCGGCTGGCTCGGCAATGCCCGAGCTGGTGAACATTGCCGCAGTGATTTCTGTGGGGATAAGGATGTTCATCAGGCTTCAATCTCCACTAGCATGGGCGACTCTGGGTTTCCGTTGGTAGCGTCTGCTGTGCGCCTACCTTCTTGCAAGATGCGGGAGAGCAGGCCGTTCATGATTGCAAGCTCTCGCGCTACTTCACTTTCACTCGCACCACCACTGCGCAGCATGCTTGCTGTGGTTTGCGCGTCGAATATTCTGCTTGGGCCTGTTACCTCAAGTTCCGGTCCGTTCTCCCCCACGAGCCGCAAACCGCCCTGGTGGTCCCCGCCTTCGGCAAATCCAAAAATATGCCCAATGCTGGCGATTGCATTCCCAACCCCGCTGACAACATTTTCAACAACGTTTCCAACTTGTTCAACGGCATGCCCGATTCCGTTTGATATTACATTTCCCGTCAAATTATCGACAACAGCCGCAGCTAGAATATATGGGCCATATTCCGCCGCCGCAGCCAAGGCAGATTCTGACGTTGTTGACGCAGCGGCAACTCCTGCAGCTGTCCCACCCGCTGCACCCGCTGCTATCGCAGCTTCTGACGCTGCCGCCGCCTCTGTAGCTGTAAGCGGCCCCAAATTCGTTGCAACCAGTGCCCCGCCACCAGTAACCGCTGCGGTTGTTGCTCCGGTAGCGATACCCCCTGATGCTCCTACTGTTGCCCCAGTGAGCGACGCCAGTGCACTGCTGGCTGCGCCTCCTATCGCGTCCATGGCTTCGGATACTGCTCCTGTGATGTACCCACTAAGCCCAGCCTTTACGCCAGAGAATCCGCCAATTAATTCAGAAATGCCAGCCTGGATGACGCTAGACAATGCCGACTTAATTACCCCGTCAAGTATGACTGACACCATGTAATCTCTGAAACTAAGCCATGCATTTTTCCCGCTTGTGATTGACGATATGAGGGCCGATGACAGCCCGTCACCGATTTGTTTCGTGACTTCTGCCCACTTGACAGCATCCATTTCTTTCGCAAGATCGCGCGTTGCATCTGCCTGGTCGCGTAGCTGCTGTGACATTTGAGTTACAGGCCCGCCGGCTTCAAGCAGCGCCGCGCTTTGTTCAAGTATTGCGGCCTTGCTTAACTGCACCTGGATAGCGTGGTTCTTTTGCTCCCAGCTGGAAAGCCCCAATGTTTCCCGGTGCTCTTTTAGCTTAACAGTTGCATCAATGATGGATGTGGTTTTTGCGTATACTTTATCCGTGGCGACGATATTTTCCGCTGTGTCGTCTTGCATTTGCTTTATGTTCGATGCAAGTGCGGTATTTTCATCAATCAGATACCGGGTGAATTCCTCGGTATCTTTTGACATTTTGATCTTTCCTGACGATAGCTCAGACGTCAGTTTTATCTGTTCTTCCTGACCTTTTGTCAGTTTCTGCCCTGCGTCGTATTCGGCCTCCAGCTTGGCTGTTTCTGCCATGACTGTAGCCAGGAAATCCATCCCGACGTTTATTGCCTTCTCTTTTTCCGCAGTGTTCGTTTTAGTCGAATCGCTGTTTTCGTCAGTAGCTGCTGTGTGTAGTTTCAGCGCATCCTTATGCTCAGTTGCCTTTTGAGCACCTTGGAAGTGCGCGATGGCTGCATCAGCCATGCTGCCTGTTATTTCATGTACAGATTTAACATTTGCGTCAAGCTGCCCCTTTAGCTTTTGACTTTCAGCGTCAAAGTCAACTGTCTTCTCGGTTACGTTTCGCACAGATGCAGCAAAAGAAGTGAGCGCATCCCCCGCGCTCACAAGGCCAACCATTTTTAAACCTTCGCCGACTTTCTCCAGCACCCATGCAAGCCCCTTGCCAAGCATGTCGTATGCTGTCTGCCAGGCCGTGCTAAATGCCAAGGCCATCTCTTGGCCTCCGAATTTCAGGTACTCCCACCCCGTCATCGTGGCGTCAACAAACGCGATGCCAGCTAATCGCGCTTGTATGAAATTGTCGTTTAGCCACTCGCCGATTTTCCAGCCAGCGAATGCCGCTACCATCAGTCCCAGACCTGACATTACGGTTGTCTGGAATACCCCATAAGTGGCCGTCATGGTGGTGAATGTCGGGCCAAGCGTGGCAACCGTCGTATTGAGCAGCGTAGTCGCTCCAGCCGCTTCAACCATTGTCGCGGCTAGCAAATCTATTCCTGCCGCGCCCGCTGTAAGCATTGCAGGAACAACATAAAACGCAGCTGTGAACCCGAGTGTGACTTGAACCAAAGGGACAAACAGGTCAGTAAGTTTCAGCATGTTCGGCAAAACATCCAGCGCAACCGCACGGATATAACCGTCTGTCTCGCCCTTTAATTTCGCCAGTGATCGCGTGAAGTTTTCAGCTTGCTGCGCCTGCTCGGCTGTAATCTTCCCGTTCAGATTCCCCTTTTCTGCCAAATCTGCCAACATTGGCGAAAGGTCAGCGCCGGATTTCCCGAAAATATTCAAGACAGCCGTTGTTTTGTTCGCGTCGTCCTTAAACCCCTGCAAAGCAATCGCAACATCAAGCATCACCTGATCTGCGCCTTTTAAATTTCCGCTTGCGTCTTTAACACTCACCCCAAGCGCTGAAAACGTAATAGCGGCTTTGCTAGTGTCATCTTCGGCATCACCCATGCTTTTAGACAGCTTTACAAGTCCATTCGCAACATCGTCAATACTGGTCCCAGACAGTTTCGCCGCAGATTTCAATCCAGACAAAGAGTCTACAGACACATTTGTTTTTTGCGACAAATCATTTAGCGCCGCAGCTGCATCAATCGTGGACATCATCATGTCCTTGATCGAGCCGATAGACGTTGCAAACCCCAAAGCGCCAAGGGCTAAAACGGTTTTATCGATGGCACCGTTGATGTGCTCCATCGCTGATCCAACCGATGTTTTGGCATCATCCATGCCCTTTTTTAGCTCGGCCATGTCCGCCGACATGGTGATGACAAGTGATCCTATGTCCATTAATGAGCCTTTTTGTTTTGAGCAAATACGGACGCGGCCACACGGTCAAGGTCATGGATGCAATCCAACTCCCATGGCGTCAACCGCAATCCTGTATTACTCATGTATGCTGCTATTTCCTGCTGCGTCAAAAAGTGGAACTCTTGACCACTAGACCGGCCTAAACGGTTGAACACATCCCATATTGCGGACACTGCCTGGGGACATTGGGCGGATAGCCTGGCGTCCTGGGTTCCTGTGTTAGCGCAATAGCGCTGGAGATGCGTTCGTAAACTGGCCCCGTCGCCTTGTGGCAGGGTTAGTTCAAACTGGCCCCTCGCAAAGTCGGCTAGACTTTTGCGGAGGCCGAGATAAAACGTTCTGCCTCGTCAAGCGCTTTCTTTACTTGCACACGTACCCACTGGCGCTTAGGATCGGTGAACAGCGCACGCGCTGCCGATGCGCTGTATTCCATCGGCTGCCCGCCAGATACCAATCCACTCCAACCCGTCACACAAGCAACCAGAAAATCTGTTTCATCTTCCACATCGTCCAGCGGGTCACTGACGCTCAATTTCCCTGTGCGCTGGAAATCAGCCCGCAGGCGGCGCGCCTTATCGAACATGATTTTCTTGCGCACTGGATGCTCAGGTCCGATGATGTTGATAGTAGCCCCGGTCGGTGCTCCAGTCGCCGGGTTTTTGAGCGTTACGCTGCCGGTTTGAATGTCCTCAAATTGATCGAGGTCAAGGGTGTCGAGTTGTTGCATTTGTTTGCCTTACGCTTGCGAATCTTGAATGGAAATGGTGGTGGCCTCTTTGCTGATGCCAGTGCCGCCTGTGCTGTTGTAAAGCGCAGTGAATGGGATAGTCTGGACAATCGAGCCTTGCCCATCATTTTTTGATGCGCCGCCGAATTTAATGCGAGGCAATGCGATCTGTACGAAGTCAGCCGCCGCCGTGTTGTCAGTCGTGAAAACAGCGTACAGATCAACTTCTGTTTCGTTGATGAACACGTCACGCAAAGTTTCATCCTGAAATTGCGCCACAACCTGGCCGGACACCTGTACAGTGCCGGGAAATGCGTTGGAAATAGTGTTTGATCCAACAACAGGCGCGCTCGTGAACTCCGAGTTAATTTCAACGCTCAACCCGGTAATGATTGCAACCGTCACACTGTTTAGGCGGATAACTCCGTTTACAGCGGCCAGAACGCCTGTTGTCGTTGCTGCAGTTGGCGAAGTGAAATACTGAGATGCCGCCGTTGTAATGTCCTTTCCCATGAAGTCCAGGCCAATCGTCGCCATTCCAGACGGTGGGAGATTGATATTGACCTTACTGACTTTGCACCCACTGAAAACTTCGGACTGTGAAATATCAGAGTACCAGGCTTCGATTGCCCACGACTTATCAGTATGCCCAGTTGCCGGTACATAGGTCTTTTTCCCGATGACTGTTACCGTGCATCCAGAAATCGGGCCTTCTGCAACCATGGAAGATGCATTTGGAACAATGACCGTTGCCACTGTCGCTGTGAGCGCCGTTACCATCAGGTTTTTTGAGATGTTGGATGCATTCAGCGATCCAACAGACAAGCGGATGATGTCACCGATTTTCACGCCATCTGTCAGATAAGACCCAGACCCACGAGTAACTGTGTACGTCGGGCCTGACCCAGCGATGGTCAATGCCACGCTGGAAATTGCACTTACGGCGGCAAAATCGCGTTTCAGCGCTGCGGCGATAAAGTCCTTGTATGTCGCAGGCGAAAGCTCACCATTGATATTGCCGCTCACCTTGCGCACTCCATGCCGGAAGTCGCTAACTTGCATATCCGTGCGGATTTCAGCCGATGTGTATGTGTCTTTTGACAGCCCAAGCGTTGCCTGCACACGGCGCAATGCTTGCGCAGATGATGCCGATGGCACAGTGCCGTATGTTGATTCGACCTTATAGGCCAGCTTCTTGAAAATACCTGATGCGAGAGTCATTTTCTATGCTCCAAAAATGAAAAAGCCCGCTGGTGCGGGCGGGCTAATTTGCTGAAAAAGCAAATGTGTTTAAGTGTTTGGCTCCTGCCAATACACCTGAAAATCAATCGTTTGTGCCAATATGCCTGTGTCACTATCCCGCGTGTCGTATCCAACCAAATCACGGCGCACGCTCACCACAGAGAACCCCGCCACTGTGCCGTGCGCGTAGTTGCACGCTGACCTGATCGCTGAAATGATGGATTTGACAGTAGCGTAATCTTTTGCCAGTGCCGTGCATTCAATGCGGCTTTGCACCAGCATGTTTGCTGCAGATGCGTCAATCGTTGACACTTCAACTGTGGATATGTGCGTCAACCCAATGGCGGGGAGCGCGACGCCCTGCGGAATTTCGCCAGGGTAGACCCGATCCGACACAAGCGCTGTGACAGTTGACGATGCCGTAAGCAGCGTGCGGATTATCTTTTCTGCACTCATGCTGACTCATCCCCACCGTCCGGGATATTGATCCCTTCTTTTGTAAGCCTTGATCGCACGTATTCTCCAACTTGCACAACAGCATCGCGCGAATGTGCATCCAAAGTTATCCGCATAAATGGGTTTTTGCGTGCGCCAGGGTGATAGACAGCTTTATGCGAATGCCCACCAAAAGACAGTGCTTTTGCCTCAACTGGTTTAATCCAGTGCGCTGCTGTTCCAAACTCGACCATGTGTGCGTAGTACGCTTTCTTGTTTCCGGCGATGACTTTTGCAATAACAGACCCACCAGCCAGCCGCGCAGAAAGGCGGATTGATCGCTGCAGTTCGCCTGGTGTCCATCCGAGAGATGTTTTGTATTTTGAGAACGCGCCCGATCCTTCTACAGGACAGATAGCCTTTGCATGGTCACGAAACTCCTTGGCACCAGCCCTAAGCGCCCCGCGCATGATGTTGTTTTGTATCTTATCGCTAAGGGCGTCTAGCGCTTTTTGCAAATCCGACAACCCTTTGACGTTGATTGTGTCTTCAGTCATCATGTTGTGAATTCCTTGCACGTCAACATGATTGCATCTCTGCGTCCAACTTCTGCAATGCTGACAATCTGCATCACGCGCGATCTGTCAACGATAGTCACCCTCATATCGCTAGTAACATCTGACCTGTAGCGAATTGTGATCTTGGTTGTTTTTTCCAACACACGCACATGCTCTGATGTTTTTTCATTGCCGCGCACTGGGCCTAACTCGTCCAGTGCCGATCCCCAAACAGTTGCGAGCGTTGTCCACGCGACAACTTCGGAACCGTAGCTGTCGCGTGTTACCGACTTGCGCTCAATCAGTATTCGTCGATTGAGATTTGAGAAGTTCATGCGTACACTCGGAAACGATCAACCAGAGAATCTGCAAACTTGAATTCGACCTTCCCACTCGTCGCTAGAATTTCACCCGCACGGTTGAAGTCCTGAGATCCTATCTGCAGTTTTATCCATTGTTTTATGGATTCAGGCACTGCAGCAGCGTTTGCATACCCAGCGACATAACGGACCTTAACAGCATTGGCTTGATCTCTTGTCGCAGGCCATACCTCACCATACGCCGGGACGACATACGCTGGGCCAAAATCGTCGGCATTGTCGAGGCTGTACAAACTGCTGCTTAGTGTTTGCTCTGTACCGTCTGTATCGTAGTATTTGATACTTGTTATCGACTGTACCGGAACGCGCGTTAACTCAAATGCATCTGGGAACGCATCTAAAGTAAGTTCCCACGTTTGAGTTATCAACGCCCTGCCTGTGATCTGTTCTGCATACTCTGTCGCGGCATAGATAAAAGAATTTATCTCGGAATCCGAGTCTGTCGTATCGATATGCAGGTGAGCTTTCGCCTCGGCCAACGTTACAGGGTATGTAGAGGCCGGTGTAATAAGTTTTAGTGCCATTACCGTGATGCCCTTGTTGATGTCTGCACGCGCATCGGTCTGGTGCTGTTTACTGCCACTCGCCCGAATGTCATGGCTCCAGGTATGTACGTTATCGGCAATCCCGATGCGCTGCCAGACACAGTGCATGCGTCTGTGTACGCCGCCATCAGTGCGATAGGGCTTACGTTGGCAACCGCTGACGCGAACGCATCTGCTGTCGTGATCGACATTGACGCAACGCCTGATACGCTAGACGCTGATCCGCTGAATGTAGACGCGCCAGTAGTAAGGCTGGCTGTGGCAATCGGGCTTACATGCGCACTGGCCGAAACTGTGCTATCGGCAGTAGTTAGCGCCCCAGAGACTACCGCTGCTGTTGATGCGCTTGCAGTTACAGTGCTGTCGGCTGTTGTAATGCTTGCTGTTGCTACAGGGCTTGTATATGCGGACCCTGTGAACGTCGAATTCGCTGC